TATTTGTCAACAATCTTCAGTGCCCGGTTACGGAACTGTTCGATAGTGACCACCTGCACGTGACCAAACCTTTCCAAGTCAATGCCACGCTCAACCAGCATACCTTTCTTGATAGCAGACTCAGTGTCAAAATACATGACACCACCGTCAGGATGCTTCTCAAGAAAATTCTTTACTACCGCAAGGGAGAAGAAGGTCTTACCTGTGGAGGTCTCTCCTGCAATAGCGGTGATCTTGTCCCCACTGATACCTCCATAAATGCTACCACTAACAAGAGCATTGAAAATGTAAGAACCAGTGTCAACGTACCGCTCTGTATCATCTACATCCGATGCAAGTTTTGTGTAATCATCACCGATTTCATTGATAATGTCCTTGAAAAAATCCATGTCAAATACCTAATAGTTTTCGTTGCCTTTCAAAGTATCCATGAAGGATCCAAGAACTGCTATTCATCTTGTTCTGTCCACCAACACCCCATTCAAAGATAACTCTTTCATTATCCTTGAACCTTTCATATTCTGGAGTGTTAGTTGCACCCCGGTCTCCTCCATTACAGAAGACAACAGTCTCTGCAATGTCTAGACATTTCTCGATAGCACCACAAGCACTATCATCTGCATCATCCCAAGAGATAACAGCATCAACCATGTCGAGATGCCGTACAATATCGGCACGTTCAGTCCAACACTGAAAATACTGACCCTTCTTACGTTTCAACCAAGGATCACCATTCAATCCTACCACCAAGTAGTCTGAAAAGTCCTTAGCACGATCAAAATAATGTAGGTGACCGCTGTGGATGGGGTCGAATCCGCCTGTAACCAGGCTAACTTTTTCAAAAAACACGAGATTCATTCAAATAACGTAACCAAACTGCTCCCTCGCAATTTTTTTATACGGTCCACCAGGATTATCAGCACGGATATCCTTGATGCGAACCAGTTTCTGATAAAGAGACGTGTCACCACCGAGACGCAGTGCGTTACAAATGGTTGTCAGTTCTTTATCGTTGATGGGGAGGTCCATAGTGTCCTGATAGTGTTTCGATTATAGCATTAGACAAAGAAAAGATCCAGAGTTGCCTGCCTTTCAACAGACCACCCAATAGCATCTAACACCGCCTTGAGTGGTTCAAGGAATGCTTTGTCAAACATCAAATTATAGTCAACATACTGCGTTAGACCAAGTTCTTTAGGGAAATCACCAGTAAAAGAGATAACGTTCTCTTGGATTATGTTCGGTTTGGTGAGATAACAGAACTTGATCTTGTCTCCGTTGTTGATAGCACTATATTTAGATCCAAGATCTGCCTTCTTGATATAGTGATTGAATAGAAGTGCACCTCTCACATGGATAGGTGTGCCCTTGGCGTAGATAGACAAATTACTCTTGTACTTATCTACGTTGTTACATGATCTGGGGAATGAGACCGTGGCAGGGTCCATTTTTTTGAACTCCCGACGCATGTCCTCAATATAATTGATGACATCTATCTCAGTCTTGCTCATGATGATCTTCAGAGCATCTTTGATCATCTGACGACAAGGTGCAGGAGTCGATGACTTGACTGCTTCGATGCCCATGATCTTGAGTTTTGGTTCAGAGAACCTTACACCCTCAATATCCCATGCGTTGAGGATGTATCGCTTCTTAGCGGTCCAAATACCACGTTCAGCGATAGTCTCACGCTTCATGAACATCTTCTGTTCGTATGCGTTCACATAGGTCGCCAACGCTTCATAAGAACTCGAAATATACTTTTCAAGTTCCATCGAACAGACCTTATCAAGGAAATTGACAATGCCTTCAGTAGTTTTTTCTCTCCCTTTGTATACAGTCTCGACCAGAGGACCCATATTGAGATAGATAGAGTCAGTATCACTGGCAATAACATAGTCTTCACCCTCAGTTTTCAGGATTTTGTTTAGATATTGATTCATTCTGTTCTCAATCCAACGGATGCTGAACTGACCAGACAATGTAATCGCTTCTGCGTTTGCTAGTTTGTAGTAGCGGAAGTAATTGTTACCAATAGCACCATAAGCAGAGTTGAGTTGGATCTTCTTTGCCATCTGGATGTTGTTACACCGGGCAATCTCCTTCTCCAAGTCCTTTGTAGGATTCTTTTCATACTCCTGCTTCGCCTTGAGCATCTTTTTCTTGAAGACCACCCGTTCACTATAGATTTTCTCCATAAGTTTGGGAAGGAATCCCCTAACTTTCTTAGTAAACTGTGCTCCGTTAGGACATACAGTGGTATCTGTCAGTCCAGACAGGTCTACTTCTTCATTCAGGAGTTTATCAACACTAACGTTAGGATACCTGTCATCTAGCAGAGTCTCGGGAGAGATGTTGTACTGCATGATGAGGTGTGGATACAGAGAGTTCAAGTCAAAACTCACAACCCACTCATAGATGCCAGGGATAGGTTCTTTTACGTATGCACCAGCATATTTTTCGTTCTTGTTTGCATCTTTCTTGGGAGGAATGACAATACCCTTCTTCTTCAGGTCGTTATAGATGATCATGTCCCACATCCGCACCTGGTAAAACACGTCGGTGAAGTTCACCTTAGCGTCAAATGCCATAGTGACTGCCAGTTCAATGAGTTTCATCTTCTCCTCAAGGGAGTCAACCAGTCTCACGTCTTGGATGTTGTACCTGACAAACTTTTGCCAGTCCTTTGTGTAGAACTCACGGAAGGTATCAAACTCACTATGGTCAAGTTTCTTCTGACCAAGTTCAACTTCTCCAATATAGTCTAATCTATAACTTTCCTGTGCTTTGTACGTAAATTTCTTGTACAGATCCATGTAGTCAAGCACTGTGACCCCACCGATGTCATACACCAGGTGTGGACGACCCATAATATAGGTCTCTTCAGAGGTCAGAAGACCCCACGGAGACAGTTTCTTTGCTTGCTTCTCGCCCAGGACACGAGCAATCCTCTTGGCAAGATACGGGATGTCATACAGTTGACAGTTCCATCCAGTAATAACCTCAGGAGGGTCGCTAGACCAGTAGTTGATGAAGTGCTGCAACAAATCATACTCATCGTTACACTCCACGTACTTGACCATGGGATCGGTGTTGTGATACTTACCGATACCAAAGGTTAGGATGCGTTTTGTGGCATAGTTCTGGAGTGTGATGCACAGCATCTCCTCATCACATGCCTCAACAGTAGGGAATCCTCGTTCTGCTGACACCTCAATGTCAATAGTAACGAGTTTCATCTTCTTCAGATCAAAGTCAATCTGATCTTCAGGATACTTATCTGAGATGTACTGATAGATATACCGATTGTTCCCATAGATGTCAAAGTTCTCTACGTTCTCGTGGGTACGTACAAACTCACGACATTCTCTGACTGTTCCAGGTTGTATGCTCTGGACATAGCGTCCATCGAGCGTCTTGAATTGTGTTTTCTTCTTGCTAGGTACAAATAATGTAGGTTGGTAACTCTCTCTGGCAGTGAATGATTTACCGTTTTCATAACCACGGACCAGAAAGTCGTTGCCAACCATCTGAACGTTCGTGTAATACCTCATTCAGCAGTCAGTGATTGGTACTTATCGAGTTGGAACTTATTAGGTTCGACTAGGGTGAGGATACTATCGGAGTGGATCATCAACTCCGTTTGCTCAGTAAACGAAGGCCAAGACTCAAACGTAACATTATCGGTGCAGTCGTTATGCAGCACCATCTTATAAGGTTTGATTAGTTTGCAGTCTGGTTCTCCGAGTTCAGTAGGTACCTCCTCAATCCTAGAGATCAGAACTAGTTCGTTCTTCAATAACAAAATTTGGATCATGGAAGCGACAGCTTTCTGTTTTTCAATTCTACCATAGACTTGCGGATCTTGTCGATATACCCAGAATTTCTTAGTTCTTTGAAGACTAAGTTCTCAAATCCATACTCACCAAACTTGTCAAGCGATGACGCACGTGCTGACCTGAGTTTGTGTACAACACCTTTGAGTGCCTCAGGTTTCTCAGTCTGAATCAGAATATCGATTTTGTTCTTGAGGTTGTTTGTCTTCTTAGTCAGTTCAAACTCATCAATCTCTCCTTCCATCTTCTCAGGTTCCTGCACCCACTTGTTTTTGAGAACACTATACACACCTTGGTTCTTCTTGCGAGTGATGCCAGGACGTTCAATGTATGGTTCTACAGGAGCACCATAGACTTTGACATCGTGAGTCAGTTCCCACAGGGTCTTCTTGTCCATGTAGTAGTCTGCAATCAAATCTGGATCACAGTCTGGTATCATGTCAGGATCTACGACCAGATGAACATCAATATCACTGTACTGAGTGTAATTATACCCTGCATTACCACCCAACATCAACACATCAGAGATAGCACGATCATCCAGATCTACAAAATCTGCAAACGCTTTAGCAAAGTTCATCAGTGCCTTACGCACTTCTGGTTTCAATTTACTACCATACCAGAACTTGGGGTTCAAATCCTCTCTAAAACGCAAAGTCAGACCTGCGGTCTCCCGCAAGTCTGATGCTTTGATATGATGTAAAATTCTCCGGTACACTTACTGACTACTAACCGTAGTAGTATTTAGAGGTAATCTTTACGGGCATGATGCTCAGGAACAATCTTACCGATGTTCACTACCAACAAACCATCCTCAAAGGTCACCTTATTGATTTTGACATCCTCAGCAATCGACCACTTACGGGTAAATTTCCTAGTGCCTAGACCACGATGCACATATTCTTCCTCTTCGTTTTCTGCTTTAGATCCTTCTACAACCAACTTACCATACTCACTAAAGACTTTGACTTCATCTTTCTTGAATCCCGCGAGTGCTACCTCAAGTCTAGTTTCATGATTGCTGAGTTGTACGATGTTGTATGGGGGATAGTTACCACCAAAGGTATTTGATTCCCAAAACTGATTGAATGATTGATCCCACCCAAGGGCATTCTTATTGATACGGTCAATAAGGTCTGGCAGACTGGCTGCACGATACTTCTCGATGTTAGACATTGTTCTCCTATTAGGCAGAGCGTGTTGTGTGGTCCCCGAAGGCAACCTTTAGCGTAAAAGGGGGATCCTAAGATCCCGATCCTCTTACAGTGCTAGTTATAAGAGTAAGCATGAAAAAGGGGGTGTTGGTAACCCCCCTTCTCGTAGCGTATATTCCGTATGTAGCGTGTCGCGCACGAAAGGCGACGATTTATTTAGGTATTTGTGGTAACTTTTTTCTTGCCAATGTTGTATTTCGTTTCCAAACACCACTCTGCCTTCTCTTTGAATGAGATAACTTTGATCTGATTCAAAGGAGACACATCAACAATTT